GCTCTATGCGTGATGTAGATGCAGGGCTAACTACTTTGCAGGCAGACCCTGGCACAGCGCGTACTAGCCTTGCAGCTCTTAACACAGTAACCCTAAGTGAGTACGGGGCTTTCTATGTAGATGCCACGGGCTCATTTGTCTTTCAAGATAGAAACGTGACCACGGCTAGCATAGGCGGCACACCTACCGTGTTTAACGATAACGGCACGGCTATAGGCTATTTTAACGCTGTATGGCGCTTAGATGATACGTTGGTATTTAACGCGGCTAGCATTACCCGTACAGGCGGTAGCTACAGATGCAGCCTCTATTGCCAAGTACTTTACACACAGCTATAACCAACAAAACTTACTAATGCAGACAGATGCGGTAGCCCTAGACTACGCTCAAGCCTATGTAGCTAGCCGTAAAGAAACGTCTATAAGATGTGATGCCATTACCCTAGATTTATACACAGATAACTATAATGCCGGCATAATCGCAGCCCTAGATCTAGATTTTTTTGACCCTATAACTATTACTACAAATCAACCCGGATCATCTACTTTGACTAAGACTTTACAGGTGTTTGGCGTAGCTATGGCAATTACGCCCGGCAGCTGGCGTGTCGTTTTGACCACGCTTGAGCCGATAATAGACGGCTTTATACTAGACTCTGCTATATACGGCCTGCTGGACACAGGCGTTTTAGCCTACTAAGGGGGTAACAATGGCAGCGGGCTTGGGATTTAAGACTTTTACTACAGGTGAGGTATTAACAGCCGCCGATACTAACGGCTATTTAATGCAAGGCATATTAGTTTTTGCTACAGAGGCAGCGCGTAACAGCGCCATAACTAGCCCACAAGAAGGGCAATTTGCATTTACTAAAGATACTAACAGCTTATGGTATTACACAGGTAGCGCGTGGGCAGCAAGCGGCGCAACAGGCGATATAGAGGGCATAACTACAGGCACAGACTCAGGGCTATCAGGCGGCGTTACTAGCGGTACAGCTGTACTTAGATTAAAACTAGAGTTTGATGCAGAAACAGGCACTACATATACGCTTTTAGCAGCTAACCTTAACCAGCTAGTAACTCTAAACAATGCAAGCGCAATAACGCTAACTGTGCCGCCATCTGTATTTAGCGCAGGTGATGTAATAAATATAGCTCAGATCGGCGCAGGCCAAGTATCACTAGCGCAAGGCGCAGGCGTAACAATTAACTCAACAGGTGCAACAGCAACAGCGCCTAAACTACGCGCTAGATATTCTGCCGCAAGTATTATCTGCACCGCATCAAATACATTTTTGGTAGTTGGAGATATAGCGTAATGAGTTTAATAGGGATTATTGCCAGCCAGAATTATCCGCGCAGTATAAGTTTTACTGCTGATTTTTTAGTATTGGCTGGAGGCGGCGGTGCTAATGTTTCTGCCGAGCAAAGCGGGGGCGGAGGCGCGGGCGGTTTGCGTTCAAGTGTTACGGCTACGGGTGGTGGTGGAACTTTAGAAACTTCTTTAACTCTTGGAACAGGGAATAATTACAACATTACAGTAGGCGGCGGGGGTTCTATTGGAACGCAAGGTGGTAATTCTATTTTTGATACCATAACTTCAACAGGTGGCGGTTTTGGCGGCCTTAGAACAGCTGTACCTAATCCTGCTGTCGGTGGTAATGGTGGCTCTGCTGGCGGCGGCGGTGACTTTAGCGGTCAGCCTGGAACTAGAACAGCTAGTCCAGTTCAAGGTAATGGCGGCGGCGCAGGTAATGGAGATTATGGCGGTGGTGGTGGCGGTGCTGGCGGTGCAGGTGGTTCAAGCAACGGAAGTTCCCCTGGAACAGCAGGTGCTGTATTAGCAAACAGCATTACTGGGTCATCTGTAAATTATGGCGGCGGTGGAATTGGTGGAGATGCAAGCTCTGGTGCTGCCTCACCTGCTAATTCTGGTAAGGGTGGAGATGCAGGGCCACACCCAACGAGTCAGACAGGCGGCAGCGGTGTAGTGATTTTGCGTTATCCAGATACTAGAACAATTAGTTTTGGCGCTGGCGTAACTGGAACAGAAAGCGCGGCGAGTGGCGGATATAAAAGGGCAACGATTACTGCAGCAACTGCTGGAACTGTGAGTTTTACATAATGGCACACTATGCTTGGCTAGATGAAAATAATTTAGTAGTTAATGTAACTGTAGGCGTAGATGAAAACATAGTGCAACAAGGTATAGGCGGCTCTACTGAAGCTTGGGAAGCGTTTTACGCTGAAGCAACTGGACACACTATTAAGCGCACTTCTTACAATAACAATATCCGCAAGCAATACGCAGGCATAGGTTATACCTATGACTCAGTAGCAGATGTTTTTATAGCGCCACAGCCTTATACATCTTGGTCTTTGGATAATGATTTTAATTGGCAACCGCCTACGCCTATGCCTGCAGAGGGTATGTGGTATTGGAGTGAGCCAGAACAGGCTTGGATAGATGCTACAGAGCTATAACGGCTGGCCTGCTAGTAAAGACCCGGCAGAAATTGGCATAAAGAGTTATCCAGTACCCGGCACTAATAGGAAACTTAGATGCGCTGAGGTTGTAGCACCTTTGCTAATCGGTTTTGCCGCTGAGTTCCACGCGCTAATAGAGCCAATAGATGAAGGCGGCCTAGATGAGTGGGGCTACTGTTTTAGAGATGTGCGCGGCGTACCGGGCAAGCTAAGTAATCACGCAAGCGGTACAGCTATAGATCTAAACGCAACTAAACACCCGCTGACTAAGCGCGGTACATTTCCAGCCGAAAAAGTGCCAATGCTTAAGGCTTTATGTAAAAAGTACGGGCTAGCCTGGGGCGGCGAGTGGACACGCGCGGATGAAATGCATTTTGAGGTAGCGGTAAATGAGGCTAAAGCTGCAAAAATAATACTAAGGTTAAGCAAGGGCAAAACGCAAGGGGCAGAGCAGGTAGCACAATGAATAGAAAGCAACTAGAGGCAGCGGCCTATAGTTACGGGCGCGCGGCTTTAGCTAGCGTTGCAGCCTTGTACCTAGCAGGCATAACAGACCCTAAAGTATTAGCTAATGCTTTTTTAGCTGGTCTTATCGGGCCAGTACTAAAAGCTATACAGCCTAACGAAAAGCAATACGGCATAGGATCTAAGAAGTAATGTCTACAGCTCAAGCCTTACTAAGTATTGCGCTAGCTATGTGCGCTCTTATCGGTGTAGGGCTTGGGCTGATTAGGCATTTAGTTAGGCATTATCTAAGCGAGCTGCTACCAGATAACAACGGCAACCATAATTTAAGAGGCCGCGTGGAGCGTATAGAGCAGCGCGTAGATAAGATTTATGAGTTATTGCTAGAGGAACGATTAGCTCGCTAGCGTGTCGGGTTGCTTTATGTCGGTGCTAGCCTTCATACTTTTAGCTACACGCTGAGAGGGCTACTTAGCAGGTAGAGCTATCAGCCATAACTAAAGGGGCTGTATGTTAATAGATCTAGCAGTAATTTTATTTACGGTGCTAATGGTAGGTATGTTTATGTTAGCTGCCTATCGCACAGGTTACCGCGAGGGCCACGGTGACGGTTATCTACGCGGTAAAAATATATCTAAGGCGCTAAGAGAGGCCAATAAATGAGCAATTTCTTAGAGGGCTATGAGGATGTAAACGCTCGCATAACTAGGGCGCGGGCAGAATATCCGGGCTTGCGCCTAGTTGCATACATAGAGGATATAAGCCTAAAAGATGGCTACATATTGGTAAGAGCTGAGGCCTATAAAAACTATGATGATGAGAAGCCAAGCGCTGTAGATTATGCGTTAGAGGTTAGGTCAGACCGTGGCGTTAATGCTAATTTTTGGGTAGAGAATTGTGTTACTAGCGCCTATGGGCGCGTTATAGGCCTGCTTACACCCGGTGGCATAGGTAGACCTACACGGCAGGATATGGACAAGGCACAGAGCCTTACAGGGCCTACAAAGCCTACAAAGACAACAGTTACAGCGTTGCCTAATGAGCCTAGCTGTAAACACGGCTTTAGGATGCTGCTAGAGGGCATAGGTAAGACAGGTGCGCCATACAAAGGCTGGATGTGCCGCGAGAAGGTAAAGGCTAATCAATGCCAGCCGATATGGATGCGTAAATATGATGCACAATGGCTTATGCCAGATGATTACACAGAAGTAATTACAGAGGCAGGGCTAAACCTAGATCCTGTAGCTGAGCGCGAGCCTGTGCCAGATGCATTTATGAGCGATAGCGAAAGGGCAGCCCGTGGAGCCAATTAGACAGATAAAGGCAGACTATGGCCGCGAGCAAAGGCTAGCTAATTACTTGGAGAGTGTTTTGCCTTGGTCGCTAACGCCTACGCCTGCATTTTACTTTACCGATTACCACATAAATAAGAAGGTAGAGCAGCACCGCGAAAGCTACATAGGTGATGTGGAGATGAAGTGGCTAAACACCCCTAGCAGCCAAGTAGCTATATTTAACTATAACAAACTACAGCTTATGGCAGCTGTGCCGGTATACACACAGGGCGTAGACAGTTATCACCGTATCTGTTTTAGGTTTACAGACGGGCTACTGCTAGTGCCTGCCCTGGCCTTGCTACGCCTGCCACCTGTGTTATTTACTAGATCTGATACACACGAAACAGATTTAGTAGTAAAGGTAAAGGCTAGCGATTTTGCCACCTGTTTTAGACCTGAGCGCGTAGATTAGGACTATGGAAACTATGCTTTACATAGAGGCTAAATGCAGACAATGCAAGACAGTAACGCTACAGCTAGAGCGCGTAGTGTCTGACCACCTGCCACCTAACGTTAAATGTTTACAATGCACTAGATGTGGGCTACTAGATATAACTATGGTAAATGTGGACAATGCTAGGCAGGTACGCAATTAAGTTAGACACGGCTAGTAATTTTGGCTGTTACAGCATAATTTATGCCGATCCGCCGTGGCAGTATGCTGATAAAGGTTGCAGCGGGGCAGCCGAAAATCACTACAGCACAATGGAGTTACAGGATATAAAAGAAATGCCGTTAAAAGCTATAACTGCGCCTAATTGTGTCTTGTTTATGTGGGCTACCTATCCTATGCTAGCTGAGGCTCTACAAGTAATAGAGGCGTGGGGCTTTGCTTATAAAAGCGTGGCTTTCACGTGGGTAAAACTAAATAAAAAAGGTTACGGGCATTTCTTAGGTTTAGGTCGGTGGACAAGGGGCAACCCTGAGATCTGTTTACTTGCAACTAAAGGTAAGCCACAAAGAATAAACGCTAATGTAGCTAATTTAACAATAGCGCCGTTAGGCCGACATAGTGCAAAGCCTGCAATTATTAGAGAAAAAATAGTGCAGCTTATGGGCGATTTACCCCGTATAGAGCTTTTTGCCCGTGAGCAAGTGCCGGGGTGGGGTATTTGGGGCAACGATCAAGCCTTAACTCAACCTTACAAGGTAAAGGCTACGCAAGATGCTTTACTATAAAAAGTTATCCACAGGGGCGCAAAACCTGTGGACAACACGCCGAAGCCCCGCTTAAGTTATCCACAATATGACTAAATGCTTGACTAGCCCAGTACGATTACTGCGCGCAGGCAGAGCCGCCCTAGCGGATAGCTCAGCCAAGCTGCGTAATCTTAGGGTAGTTCTATGCCTAGTCTTAGGCTCTATCTTTACACAAAATGTTTCGGCTAACGCTGATCTAAATGCTACAGATGCTTACAAAATCTATGCACATATAAAGATAGGCAGTTATAGACAATTTGTATGTTTAGAGAAGTTATGGACTAAAGAAAGTAATTGGCGGCCTAAAGCAACTAATCCTAAATCTACAGCTTATGGCATACCACAGCTGTTAAAGCTAAAAGAAACTAACCCTTACAAACAGATAGACTTAGGTATAAAGTACATAGATAAGCATAAAATATACAAAGGTAACGCCTGCCTAGCGTGGGCTCATTACAAGAAGCATAGGTGGTACTAATGGCTAAGTCTGGTGACCCTAGATTAAAGCGTGCCTATCGTGATGGCTTTAGATCTAAAGTATTAGCTAGAGATGGCTACACCTGTGCATACTGTGGGCAAGATGCAGACCAAGTAGACCATGTAATACCTATAAGC